ACCCCGATCATCCATTACAATGAAGCAGTAGTTCTCGAAATGCTCCCCCAGTATTCCACGAATCTGATCGTAGATGGGATCATAGCTTTCATCTATTAGTGACCTAGCCATCTTCTCCTATATCTATCACTTCTGCCTCTGGCAGCGAATCTATAAGACTCATGGCCTCCTCTGGGGTTGTTATATGTCTAACCTCTATCTTCTGAATATTGTTTCCGGTGACATTATCAAAGGTTCTGTGTAGCTTTTCCTGTGCTACCGCTAGGTTAGCTAGGTCTTTAGTCTCTGCCTTCTTTATCTTCTCCTCTGCTTCTGGAGAACCGTCTAGGTAACTAGCCGCTATCTTCTCTCCTATACTATTAATCTCATCTATAGTAGAAGCCAACTGTATAGCTCTCTCATGCCTGAACACCCTAGCGTCGTCAGACGCTTTGACTATACCGTTGATGCGTTTGGCTATGTGATGGTTCAAGGTCATAGTCTTCTTGACCTCATGCACACTAGCCCCTGATAGAAACAAAGACGCTGCCGTTAACCACTTCTCTGGGTTATTGTTAGGCAAACTATTCTTAGCAGTCTTCTCCTGCTCGTTAGCAAGCATGGGGGCTAAAGCATCCCTCATCCTACTTTTTAAATCTAACTGAGTCTCTTCATCTCCCATACTTATATCCATTACTATCATCTAAACTACTTTTGTCAAGCCTTGGCTCCATCCCCACATAAGACTCTGGGACGATCGTATAATGAACCCTGCCATTACCTAGCTTCCTCTTACTTAAATAACCACACTCCTCTAACTCCTTCATCCCCCTCTGAACACTCTTAGTCTCGTCCCTGCTCTCCATGGCTATCCTCTTAGCACTGAAGTCCCAGTTACCAGGCTTAGATTTCATATACGCCCATACCCCCTTAGCCTTTAGGCTCAAGCGATCATCTCTCCATATTGCTTCTTCTTCTTCCATTAAACTCCATGTTGAATTATACTTCCACTCAATCTTGTCCAACAATGACTTCATAGCCTAAAGTGTATATTGCACCTTTGGGTATGTCAAGCCCCAGACCCTAAAGTGCAAAACGCACCTCATAAGTATACCCCTAGAAATAACCCCAATTGGATTACATTTTTTAAAGGGCAGTTTATGTATATATATACAACAGACGACGAGACACGCGACTCCCCTCCCCCCCCGGTGCTCAGCTGTTCACTAGTGTTACTGTGTTCACTACTACTAGGTAGCTAGGCAAGCACTCAGGCAGACACCGGCCAAGCTCGCACGTGTTGCACTTTCTTTTAGCAAGGTGAGATGTATTTAGTAGACTAGGTTCTAATGACTATATTGTAGTAAGTAAACTTGTGGTATTAATTAATTCAAATTAAATCAAATAAACTATTGACATAGCTTTAAGCGTAGGTTTTAACTGGCATAAGTTAAGCGCACTTGCTTAGCATAAACTAATAAATAAAGTAATTAAAATGAAAACAATTAAAACTAAGATTGAAAATTACGAAGTTGAGCTTGAAATTGATATACAAGACGACCCGAGCACAGATTGCATTGTATCGAGTGAAAACTATTCGGCTAGCCTAGCGTGCTTATCGCAAACTGGAAAGCTTTGGAGTCATTCAAACTTCGACGAAGAAAAGGAAGTGTCTGATTTAATTATCCATAGAATTGAAGAATGGGCAGAGTCGAACGGATACTAACTAGAAACCCTCCAAACCCTTGCCCGCCTTGTCTTTGACTCGTGCGGGTTTTGGAGTGCCTAATGACGGGCACGATAAAAACAATTAAAGAAAGTATTAAATGAATAGAATACAAGCAAATGAGATAGTAAACGCTATTGACTCACTCGAAACAATCAAAGGCGCCTTGCAAGCTTGCCTTGATCGTGGACCTGAGAGAATAGGCAAGACTGGCACCTGGCAATATCATGCAAACAAGCTTTTAAACTGGCTAAATGGTGAAATGCAAGACGCGGCGCCGTTTCGCGTGTTTCAAGCGCAAGGCAATAAGAAGTTGCCATTCTACGCGTTTTCAAGTCTTGCGCTTGCCGATTGTCCAGGTAAAGGAGATTGCGTCAAATTCTGTTATTCTCTTAAAGCTTGGCGGTATCCAGCCGCATTTTTTAGGCAAGTGCAAAATAGTTTACTTTTACGCTTTCAAACTGAGACGGTTGCAAATGCATTTAAAGATATACCACAAGACAAGACAGTGCGCTTATTTGTAGATGGGGATTTTAAAGATGTCGAAACGTTGCGCTTTTTTATGGACCTTTGCAAAGCGCGGCCCGACTTGAAACCATACGGCTATTCGAAAAGCTGGAGAGAATTTGTCACTTTAGGCGCAACCGGATACGAATGGCCCGAAAACTATTCGACGAACGCAAGTAGCGGCTCGAGATGGGCGCAAACCGGCATTGCAAACGCCTTCCTTGCCTTGCCAGTCGTTCGCGGAAGGTTTGACGCCGTGCCGGTTGAAAAGCAATTTATAAAGCAGAAGTCTTACCAAGGTAAAGACAAACCCGGATCAAATGCCTATAGAAAAGCAGTCAGGGAAAAGTTGAAAGCATTGACGGGAAGCAAGAAAGTGTTTGCGTGCCCCGGCAATTGCGGCAATTGTTTACCGAGTGGAGAACATGCATGCGGCTCTAAATCGTTTGACTCAATAACAATCGGTATCGGAGTACATTAAGATGCAAAGCGAATTAATCGAAGACATCTTGAAATATTTGGACAAGTTTGAAAAGACTGGCGATTGGTTTCACTTTAGCCTAGCACTTGACGCACTTGACGATTTGAAAAGAAAAATTGAAAATCAATAATAACAAAAATAGAAAGTAATAAAAATGAATAATAAAAATACAGATCATCATAAGCGCATGCAAGAAACGCTAGCCAAGCTAAATGAAAAGCAACTATTCAGGGCCGCATTAAAGGCCGGCAAGCTTGAATTCGTAGTCATAGGCAGAAAGGCGCAGTCATGAGCCTAGTCAACATGAACGAAACGCAACGCGAATTGGTGATGGATTTGGCCGAAGACTTCGCGCCATTCGTAAAGAAGGTAGAAAGCGGCATGGCCCTAACTCAAAATCATTATGGAGCCTATGGGTCCATGATCAGCAAACTGAGCAAGGGAAATAGAAAGCTTGCGCTCGTTTTTAGCTACGCTTTAATGATGGCCGGCGCAAATGGACAAGGCATCAGCGACGCAATGGGCGCATTTTTTCCTGAATAAATAATAAATAATATGAAAAAGACAAAGCAAACCATAAGTGAGCGCAAGCTCGTAAATAGTGAGAGAGAAGCGGAAGCGGCGATGATATTATTCGCTTGCATCCTGGGCGGGGTAATACTTATACTGCTAGCCATTGCAATCGGATAGATCACCAGTCATTGCACAAGGAATCGACACTCACACGCCCTACAAGGGCTTACAATATCAATATAGGGGTAACACCCTTGCAAACAATCAAAACGCCTTCTAGGGGCATTAGAAGCCCTTAGAGGGTGCATTACAGGAGATATATTAGAATTGAACCCAACAATAGAATTTAAAATAAACGATGCCACAGAATCTAACATTTGCTCGGCAGAAGAATCAAAAGCCAGCGCGGTGCAATGCATGGAAGGCTTCAGGGATAAAATGGAGATGCTTATGAGGGCGGGAGACATCCTTGACCATTGCAAGCGGGGTAGATCTACGGAGAAAGAAGCGAGGGAGGCAAGGGCACGGTCGCTGAAAATATGGAAGGATACCGGGTGCCCAATATCTCAGGCCGCAGAGCTAGGCGGAGCAAGTAGAACAAACTTTCATAAGTGGCTAATAAGAGAGGGGCATCACACTCCAAAGAGTAAGTGAGTTGCTACAGAATCTCATATACCAGGAGAGATATGCCAAACGAATGCGGAGCCATAAAGCACGCCCATACAGCAGACGAAGCGTTGAAGTATCTGGCCGTAGGCAATAAGAGTAAAGGCTACAAGCTGAAGCGAAGCGGGGTATCAATAATGGTTCTAAATATCGAGGAAATAAAAGACACTTGACAAGTCACTTACAATGGATATTAGTTTTTTAAATACACCGTGTCGCGACGGATCAGACCAATTTACCGCTTGTTAATCCAAGCATCTTAAGGCCTCTTCTAGCGCGACATAGAAGAGGCTTTTTTATTTTACAGTTTATCGGAGCAAGCGGCCTCACAGGTTAGCCCCAGTCTGAGTAAGTGGTTACATAGCTTGAACGAAACCCGGCTATGTATAAAAGGTTTGCAGCAATGCAGGAACAGCCACGGCTAGCGTAATACAGGACTTACCACGCGCGATGATCCGAGGCACTATTGAAGGCGGGGACACTCATAATTTGAGGCTCTACCAGGCATAGGTTTGACCAGTAATGGGGAACCTATGTCTAACGAGAAGCAACTCTAATTTGAACGAGGCTAAAAAAAGTATTGACCTCATAATTATTTAATCCAAAATAATATATATGAATAAAAAAACTGATAAGAAAACTGCTCTACTGGATGTCGAAATAATACTGTTCAAACATGCTGCTAAAGCAGAAGCGGAGGGGACAAGCCTCCTTACATTAAAATCAATGTGTAGACAGGCAATTGATCAATGTGTCATGGGATGCAGGGCATCTGAGTTTTACCTCGTAGTATCTGGTCGCAACAACTATCGTAAGACACTCTACCCCAACTATAAAGGTAACCGGGGAGCCAAGCCGCCATTGTATAATCCATTGACCCAAGCTATGAAAGAGATGTATGCGGAGCGGTGGTATCAGCATGACCAGCTAGAAGCTGATGATTTACTAGGCATAATTGCTACCAATGGAAAGATTGAGAAGCCTATTATATGTAGCATAGATAAAGATATGCTGTCTGTGCCTGGGTGGAACTATAACTGGGACAAGGATGACTGGCCCACCTATGTAAGCCAAGAGGAGGCAGACCACAATTGGCTAGTGCAGCTACTCATGGGAGACAGCACCGATTGCATCGAGGGCATGAAAGGTATCGGCAAGGTGAAAGCAGAGAAACTTATTAAGAAGTATGGAGACCCTGAGCTTAGTGTTCCAGACCAAGCTAAAAATATTTACGAAAAGGAAGGTTTTTCTCTTGACCAGTATTATGCTTGCCTAAATACTGTGACCATATGGAGGAAGCCATTGCCGGAAGCACTCCTAGAAAACGATCTCATTACAGACATAGTAAAAACAATACCAACCCTAGAATAAAATGGATATAAAACAAGAAAACATCGAGCGCATACAAACGCGCATAGATATGATACGCCAAGAGTCACGCGCTCTTTCCTACCGCATTGAGAGAATGACGGAGCAACGCAAAGACCTGACCCAGGAGAAGAACGATTTGAAGGACAGACTGGAGGCCGTCAATGCGATACCAGCCAAAGAACTTATTGAGGGAACCAACGATGCCCTTGCCAACCTAAGCATTAGAATATAATCCAATGCAAGACAAGGATAAGTATTCTGATGTATGGTCAGCAATGACCATTAGGAATAAGTTTGAGAGATGGAACGAAGATTTTGTTGACATCAAAGACATGGGTCCTACAGAATTATGCAGATATTACTTCTCCACCAAAAAAATAATAAAAGAAAACCCAGTTATAAAAATGAATAAAATAGAAGTTAGCACCACAGAGATTGACCCGCACACAGAAGTGTTTGCCCTAGACGTAGACGATGTATCACTACAGCGTTTGCAGTATGGAGAAGTTGGCATCCCACATCCCTATGTTAAGGTGGCTGATATCACCAGAGCATTGCAACAAAGGGCTCCACGTTGCGACAGCGATCTCTTAGATTTAATAGATAACAAAGGCTACACCTACTGCTTCTTTGCAGCTAAGGGAGAGGTCACAGATAACGAGCACAGATGCGTTGCCATATATGCTCCTAATGGTCAGCAACTTACAGGAGTTGCAGAAGGATTTGAAACTGTCAGAGAAGCTCTCGGCTACGTCCTAGACATGGAGGAGCAAGGGTAGTATGGAGGACCTGGGAGAAGCACTAATCATGGATGGCTTCGACGATTGCATCGCAGGGGTCGTAGAACGTATTGGTCAGCCGCCTATCATCTGCTATGACAGAGACAAGGTTCTGGATAAGTTGATGGGCCAGGACATGGATTACGAAGAGGCTGTAGAGTATTTTGAATACAACCAACAGGGAGCTTGGATGGGAGAAGGAACCCCATGCTTCATCCGTCAGATAGAAACTGAACCCTTTGACCCTAGTCTTAATTGAAAGTAGCAAAGCCATACAACTCAGGTCAATGGACTAAGGCTCGATACAGGAGCTTTATTATGTCAGCACTACGTCGTGCTCAATGGCCTGTTAAGTATGAAGCTATCCGCTCTGCCTTTGTCCGTGATGGTGTAAACCCCGCAACAGGGCGCAAGTGTAAGCTGCACAAGTGCTCTGATTGCGGGGAACTATTCCCAGCCAAGGATATGAGAGCAGATCACATTGACCCCATCGTCCCGGTCACTGGCTTTGACAACTGGGACTCACTCATAGCCAGATTGTTCTGCGAACTCGATGGCTTCCAGGCTGTATGTGTGGAGTGTCACGCTGTCAAGACCAAGGCAGAGAATGCAGAGCGAAAGAAAAACAAAGAAAAAGCTTGATTACTTATTCACACCCCTTCAACATCAACCCATCATTAACCAATAACATTATGTCAAGAACAAAACCAAGATCAACGGGGTCATCGAACCCTGCCACCAAGTTCCTTCAATGGAACACACAAGCTTCCACATGGGAGTTTTACGATAAAGAAGCCCAAGAGTCTAAAACACTACCACAAGACACGGGTTTCATTATCCTCGATCAACTCAACACCGCCAAGGGTTGGGACGATAGGAAGAACAGTGCAATCTGGGCCAACGAAGTGTATACCGTAGGAGATAAACTTACTCTCCGCAACAAGGATGGTATCGTTGCTTCCGGCATCTGGTCTGAGGTAAAGAGTGTTCACGGTGTTAAGTTCACCAAGTCTGTCTACGCTATGGCCAAGGTTGGCGAGGGTTACGAGCTTGTTAACTTTCAGCTCAAGGGCTGCGCCCTTACAGCATGGATTGACTTCCAAGACAAGGCAGGTGGCTCCAGCCAACTAGAAGGAGACATCGTAGTAGCAGTTACCGAGGCAGTCGAAGACCGCAAGGGTGCTGTAACCTTCAACAAGCCAGTCTTCAACATTGTATCCAGCACACTGTCCAATGAAGCTGCACTCCAGGCAGACAAGATGGATGGCACACTACAAGAATACTTGTCCTCCTACCTCAAGGTAGAGAAGCCCCCAGAGGACAAGGAAGAGGAAGAGAGTGAGCCAGAAGTAGTTTACTCAGAGCCAGCCGTTGTCGCCGACCCCTTCTAGGCATACCTGATAGCCCTTCCCCTTCGGGGGTGGGGCTTTCTTATATTAACGCACAAGATATAATATGTTTCCCAAAGACGCAAAAGAACGAAAGACCTACCCCGTAGCAACCTTCACTAAGGACTACTTCCCCCACGCCTTGATTGCTTTAGCACACCACAGCTACATAGCCCAACAGCAACACGGCACACCCACCAATGGCAAGCCAATGCAATGGCACAAGGATAAGTCTGTTGGAGACGAGAACCAACTCATGAGACACTTCATGGAGGGTGACCGAGTTAGCACAGCCTGGAGAGCCTTAGAGCTACTTGAACGCGAGGAACTACTTAAACTTGAACTAACTAAATCATAGCATGAAAGAACTAGACTACATAGATCACTTCCGCATCATCATGAAACCCCGCAGACATTTCTTGGACCAGATAGTTAAAGCACTAGAGCCAATGAATGAATTGGAAGGAAAGGAAGAGGAGAGAGAAGCCATCATACAGAGTGCTGAAAACATCCTCCAAGAAATCCACGACAAGTATACTCAAGACCAGCACCTAGTGATGGCCAAGTTTTATTCTGAAGCTAAACAAACCGTTGGACGCGGCATCCTTTCTGGACTAATTAAAGAGTAATGGAACAACCTCACAACTTAGAAGCAGAAGAGGCTTTGCTAGCCTGCTGTCTACTGAACAATGCGTCTTACGACAGCATCAGCACCATCGTCAACGAAGACGATTTCTACCGTAGTGCTAATAAGATTTTGTTCGGTGCTATATCTAAGTTGTGTGCAACCGGTGATGAGTTCTCTGAGATTGACCTAGACGAACTACTCAAGCGTGAGGGGACAGACAAGGAGGTAGGTGGACTGGGTGCTATAATGCACATACAAAGACAGGTGAGTAGTTCTA